CAAAGAGGACAGAGAGTGTTGGAGAATTAATGGCAGGAAACGACCTGGCAGTGTTCTACAGGCTGACCAAATTGGTGGACGATGATGAGAAACTCATGGAAGATGCAAAACAAAGATTAAATAGCAACTACGACCAATTGGTTGAAATCTGTCCACATTCCGAAGCGGTAGACCGAAAGTCCACTATTCGCAGGATGGGCACCACTCGTTGTTGTAAGATTTGTGGCATCACCGACTATGCTTCCGAGGGCGGCACTCCCGGGGACGAGTATAATTGGGGTTACCCAGGAAGTCCTAACAGGTCGTTCTGGGCCAATGCTACTGTCGAGACGGTAGATGAAAAGACATTCGGCTCCTACTCTCGCTATCACCAATGGGTGGTAAAGGACGGTAAGCCGCACAAGAGGTTTCAATAATGGAAATCATAGGTTTATCAGGATTTGCTCGCAGCGGTAAAGACGAGGCCGCGAAAGTGCTCGTTGAAGAATATGGGTTTACACGAGTAGCCTTTGCAGACAAGTTGCGAGAGGTGCTGCATGCATTGAACCCTTTAATTGAGATTGAGCAGACAGTCAAGGATGATGAGTTAGCCTACCGCGCCAATCCAAGAAAGGTATATGTCCAGGATGTAATCGACGCTTTTGGCTGGGACGGATATAAAGAAACCTCATACGGCACTGAGATTCGTCGTCTACTGCAACGCCTGGGCACCGAGGCCGGTAGAGAAACGCTGTGGGACACCATCTGGATTGATGCTGCATTCAAGGGTGTCGAGTCTGATAAGGTCGTAGTGACGGACGCCCGTTTCTTCAACGAGTTTAATGCCATTAGAAACAGGGGTGGCGAGATTTGGCGCATCGAGCGCGACGGTGTAGGACCGGCCAATCAGCACGCCAGTGAATTAGAAGCCGTAGACTATGACTTTGACTATTACGTGTTGAACAGTGGAACACTTGAAGATTATCACCAGACTGTGGCAGAACGCTATCACCAGAGCCAGGCCATGAAAGGACTAGTATGAAGAGACTCGTGACCGGGTGGGACATCGACGGAGTGGGGGCCAATTTTGGAGACTCATTCCACAACTACTTGAGAGAAATTGGATTAGGATACTTATGGAAGTCGGGACCGACACCCGAGCCCTTTTGGGATTGGTACAAAGACTGGGGATGGACCAGTGAACAGTTTGTGGCGCATTGCCATGCGGCTGCGGATAGAGGCATACTCTTTAATACTCCACCACGCGAAGGGTACAGAGAAGCCATCATCGACGTAAAGAAGATGGGTCACGACATCGTGGTCATCACCGACCGCCCGTTTGGGGCCACTCCCGAGGTCAGCGAAAATATTACTTACCGCTGGTTCGAAGAGTACGACATCCCTTATGATGCCATCTTCTTCTCTGCCGACAAAGCATGCATTCCTACCGATACCTTCGTGGACGACAAGTTGGAGAACTACGACCGACTGGTGGAAATGGGCACTGCCACGTTTCTGTTGAACCGTCCTTGGAATGAGGAAAACGACGGTAGAAGGAGAATCAATGACATCGGTGAATACGTTGACGCCATCGAGGAAATTAGTCGCCAGGGGCATTTCGACCTGCAATTGGTCTAGAAACGTGGTATACTTACAGTATGCCCAATTATGACTACTATCAATGCGGCGAAGTAGACGGATGGACCGAAGAACGTAATGTTCCCATTGAGGAACGCGACAATCAAACTTGTCGGCGCTGCGGACTCCCTCTTACAAGGAAGATTTCCTTCAAGGGAGCGACCATCATCAAGTGACACTTTCTGTCATTGACCTCGACCGCTGGGAACTAATGGAAACCGTCATTGACGAGTACCATCACAATCCCAACGAAACACAAATCGCCAAGAAATTAGGGCTCCCTCGTAAAGAGGTGCTCGCCCTACTTGACGATTATCGCGCCGTGCTGTCACAAGACAGTGCCGCTCGTGACTACGCTCGTGACCACTTGCACATGATGGGCAAACACTACGACGTGCTCATTAAGAAGTTCTACGACCTGATTGATGAAATTGATACGCTGGGTTTCAATCATCAGGTCGCGGCACAGAAGAATGCAGCACTCAAGGCCATCGCCGAACTTGAGGCCAAGCGCCTGGACTCCTATCAAAAGGCAGGACTGCTAGAATCTGCCGACTTGGGCGATGAACTGGCCGAGCGAGAGGAACGCGAAGACCGGATTCTCGGCATCCTTGAGCACGACCTGTGTGCGCAGTGCCTTACCAATATCTCACCGAAGTTGATTGCCCTCAAAGGAACGGTACCAGTAGTAGAATACGTCGAGGGCGACGTGCTGTGACCGACTTTCTCACGCGCATCATCAGTGTTGCGACCGGAGCCGAGTGGGACGAGGTGCCGGTAGAGATTGAAGAATTCGTTACTAGTGAAGAGTTTCTCGACCTGCCACCACTGTCTAACTATCAATACCAGATTGTGAGAGCGGCATCCCAAATTTACAAGGAAGAAACCCTCATCGCACTCTATGGCGAGGAAAAGGGCAGGGACCGATTCTCTGAAACTTGTACTGAAATCGTACTGCAACTGGGTAAGGGAAGCGGAAAGGACTACACCTCCAACATCGCTGTATGTTATATCGTATACCTGCTGCTCTGCCTGCGCGAACCCGCTTCATACTACGGCAAGCCACGCGGTAATGCCATTGACCTCATCAATATCGCTATCAATCAGGACCAGGCCAAGAACGTCTGGTTCAAGGGCTTGTGCGAAATGATTGAGGGGTGCCCGTGGTTCATCGGTAAGTACAAGGACCCCGGCATCGGTAACAAATTAGAGTTCGACAAGAATATTACTGTTTACTCCGGACACTCTCAGCGTGAAGCCTTCGAGGGCTTGAACCTGCTCGTCGCTATTCTGGACGAGATTAGTGGTTTTGCTCTTGAGTCCAACACCGGCAACGCACGAGCCGACACCGCAGACGCGACCTATCGAATGTATCGCGCTTCGGTGGATTCTCGTTTTGCAGAGTTTGGCAAGGTCATGTTGTTATCCTTCCCTCGATTCAGGGGAGACTATATTCAACAGCGGTACGGTCCGGACTTCAATACCCCGCAAGAAGAACTGCAATTCACCGAACATCCAATGATTGGCGCGGTGCGAAGCAAGGAAGTAATTCTTCGCTCTCACACCTTCAAGATTAAGAACGACCTTCCCGACGGTACAGAGGGTAACGAGTTTACCATCCAGTGGGAAGAAGACCATATTACTGGTTACTCCTTCGACGGCTTGTTCGCGCTCCGCAGGCCATCCTGGGAAGTAAACCCCACCATTTCGATTGAATCACTGAAACGTGCATTCATGACCAACATGGCAGACGCCCTAGGTCGCTATGCTTGTATGCCATCCGATGCCACCGACGACACGTTCTTCAAGAACAAACAAGCCATCGAGGATTCTTTTACTACAGGCAATGGAGTGGACAACGGTGGAGTATTCGCCATTAACTTCCAACCAAAGCCTGACAGAGAATATTATCTCCATGTTGACCTTTCCAAAGTTCACGACCGTTGTGCGGTCGCGCTGGCACACGTGGATAAGTGGATTATTCACGAGGGTGATAAGTTTGGAGACGTGTACCCGGTCGTAAGGGTAGACGCGGTACGATGGTGGAAGCCCAGCCACGACCAGCCCATGGACTATAAAGACGTAACAAACTATATTTTGGCACTGCGTCGTAGGGGCTTTAATATCAAACTAGTGACCTTTGACCGCTGGAACTCCCACGACACCATCAATACCCTGAACTCCCAGGGCATCAAGTCTGAAATGCTCTCCCTAAAGAATGAGCACTATGACGACTTCCTCAACATCATGTACGATGACCGCCTCGTGGGGCCGCGCATCGAGCAACTGATTACGGAGTTGCGAGAGTTGCGTCGAATTCAGCAGGGACAGAAGTTCGTGATTGACCACCCTCGCTCCGGATTCAAGGACTTGTCCGACGCGGTATGCGGAGCCATCCACAACGCCATAGAATATACGCTTAAGCCAGCCAGCCGCGAGGTACAGATTAAGTCCTTCAGGCAGATGCGCCGGGAACAACTAGAAGAGACTTATGAGAAAAACGACGGCATCATTCGCCCGCCGAAGCATCGTAAGATGCCCCCAGAGTTTGAACACGAAATGGATAACATCAGCACCATAGAGATTACTCTGCCGGTGCGCGTCTTCTAGACAAGACATCACTTCCGTGGTAGAATGGATAGCAACGAAAGGAGGGTCAAGTGACTGAGATATTTGTAGACAATCGTCCGACCCGTCAAGAACAAATCGACGCGCTCAGAGTGCGTGACGGTGATTCGTGCCAGCACCCCAAGTGCGGCGAGCCACTTGACTACTCCATTACCGAGGGTAAGTATGAAGTTACCATCGACCACTGGATGCCACAGTATTGGTGTAGAGACAACAACTGGACCTCAGACGAGACTTGGGACTTGTCAAACTTGAAGTTGATGCACAAGCACTGTAACGCATCCAAGGGTGACTTGATTCCTAATGATGACGGCACCTTGCCTGAAAAGGCAGTACGCAAGTTTCGTTACCGTCGTGACAAGCGAGCAGGCCGTCCCGAGTTGTGCACAGACTGTGATAACGGCCACAACCTAACTGTCGGTGAAGTCTGTGCCTCCTGTGGTTGCGATGCTCAGCGGTACCCTCGTTACGCCAAGGTGAGATACTCAGATTGTGACCATGAAATCTTCTGGTGTTGGGTCTGTGGTATTACACCGGACATGCGTACACCGGCCTTTGAGTCCGCGCTACGGCACGGTGCCTCAGGGGAAGACGGTTTCGACGGTGAGTAACCCGTATTGGGCAATGAACGAAGCCGATGCAGTGATGAACGAGATTGAATTGGGGTTCTCAGGAGCCACCGACGAATCTTCTGCAATCCTGCATCGGTTCGTTCGTGCCACTGGTGTTATTTACGACATCAGACATAACTTTTGGGACGGTAGACCAGACTACCGTTCATTACATCTTCCCTAAGACCGGGACGTTCCAAAGAATAGGAACTGCTTCACCCAACTTGGCCTAAGGGAAAATAAAGAGGCCCATAGGGGTCAGAAGGAAAATAATGACAGATTCAAGTTATACACACATTTTGGCTATTGTTGACCGCTCCGGTTCCATGTCATGGAACCGAGCAGACAAGGAAATGGCCGCAGCACTTAACACCTACTTCCGCGAGCAAGGTGAGGTAGAGGGAAAGTGTCTAGTTGATTACGTTCAGTTCGACAACACGTCAGAACTGTTGTATCACGACAAGGAAGTAGCAGTAGCAGAAGCATTCATCATTCCACGCGGTTCTACCGCGCTCTTGGATGCAATCGGCAAGGCCGTCACCGACCTTGGTAGAAAGTTGGCACGTTTGCCTGAGGCATTGCGCCCCGGGCAAGTGCAGGTGGTCATCGTCACTGACGGAGAAGAAAATGCTTCTCGCATCTGGAATGCTGACAAGGTAAAGAAGTTGATTACCGACCAGACAGACAAGTATAAGTGGGATTTCGTGTTCCTTGGTGCCAATATCGATGCAGTGAACGTCGCTGACACCTACGGTATTCCATACAGCAATGCCATGGAATTCGACCTGTCTGCTGGCGGCATTGCCTCAGGCACGGTAACGGCGTCATCTATGGCCCTATCCAATTACACCACGACCTATCGTGGCGGTAACAAGGGTACATTCACCGATGACGACCGTGATAAGGCAATGAACGGCACCTCTTGACATCCGTTGTCAAGTAGTGTAGTCTAGTGTCCTAGTTCGGGCTGTAGGGGCTTCGGCCTCAGGAAAGTCCGCGCTTCACATACCAACCCTTGTAGGAGGGTCGATGGAGATTATTGCAGGAGTGGTAATTGGAACTTTGTTCGTTTTACTGCTCGTCAAACTGATTATTCTCAATCTATCCCGTTAGCACTACTAAGCCAAGCCTAAGAAGTAATGGTGCAGGGTGAAGCAACCCCGAGCAGTCTGAGCCGGTATGGGCTATGAAGGACGGGTAGGGGGCTTAGATTGATTCAGCCTTAAAAACAGAACGCGGCTTACTAGAACTAGGACACGACTATGCTACCTTATACAGAGAAGAACAAGAAGGGGCCACAGCGTTGTTTCTGTGGTCTATTTATGGCTAAGGTGTCAGGCGGCTGGCGATGCTCCCAAGAGGTACCCGTCGAGCGCGGCTGGCTATGGGAGCACCGATAATGAACAGGCCGGTATCAGGACTATGGACCTCTCCGGAGGCTTGGGACTATCTGGACCGATGGCATTACCACATGGACAGGATGGACCCTTACGACCAAGCAGTTGCAGTTAATGAACTGATGGAAATGAAGCATCGGCCATGGTGTAGAACACACATGGCCTCAATCGCCCCCGAGTACGGGGCCGATTGCACTTGTGATGGAAATTAGGACGCTATGCACTATACATGTTGGCCCATCGTGGGCAAAGACCATTACCTCCGTTGTGAATGCGGGGGCTTCTCTATGGATACCCTCGTCCCCAGCCTTAATCAGGTAAGAAGAGCCTACCGCGAGCACGTTGCCGAGGTAGTGGAACGAGAGCATTACCGCTGGCATCAGGAGCCTACGTGACCAGAACAGGACAAGAAATCACCATACACGGTGAATTCGAAGTGACCGATGACTTGATTGAACGAATCTGCGACTTCATAGAAGAAAACTTTGACTGCGAACTCTATGCGGTCGGTCGCAGGCCCGCTCCCAGGTTGAGACCTGCATCACTAGAGAATGACTACGCCAGCGGTTGTCCAGAGCATGAGCATTATTGGTGTACAAATCACTAGGGGCGCTAAATGAAGATTTGGGTTGACGATACTCGCATGCCATCGTCTAAGTGGGAATGGTGCAAGACCTCCCAAGAGGCCATCATGCTATTGATAGGGTGTAAGTTGTTTTATGAGTCTGGTTATGACAACCAGGTTCCTGAGATTATGTCTCTTGACCACGACCTTGGTGGAGACGACACCACACGCCCCATTATCTTATGGATGCGTGAAAACGAATTCTGGCCGACCACCGTGGTCGTCCACAGCCAAAATCCCGTAGGCCGTGAGTGGCTTGAGGGTATGATTGAAAGGTATAAAGTATGAGCCTGCGTGAAAAGGCAAGAGAAGTCAAGGCTGCTGGCGAGGCCGAACGGGGCAACTATACCCCAGAGGGTCGCCCCCTGCAATCATATCAGAACTACTATCAGAAGACCGGTAAGAAACGACCGGCGACCGAGAACTTCTGTCACTTCTACCGCGTGGTTCTTCTCTGGGAGCCTCTAAGAAAGTTCAGAAATGCCGCAGCAACCGTGGGTGAAAGTGTCTTTGCCAGCGTTCCGGTGCTGATTGGACTGGCAGCGGCTTCGGTATTAGTTATTGTCTATCTCGGGCTCACCTTTACCGAGTTCGGATTCGTCATGCTCATCGTCACTGGAGCACTATATGCCATTGCCGGTCTCATCTTCGGCATCGTCTATGCCGCTGAGAAGTATGAGCATGATAATTGGCAGGCGGATGAATACGGGGACACGTTCAGGCCACAAGTTACTGCCGGTCTGCGCCGGGCCGTATGGATTACCGGTCTAGTGTCTTGGCTTCCATACACGCTCACTCAGGTCGTTAATCGACTTGACGAGAGCACGACCCGGTTCCTAAGGAACGCGCTGGGTGCGGTGGCCCTTACCGCAATGGGTCTGTTTGGTCTGTTGCTACTCTGGACCGCACTGGGCTGGTGGCTCCCGGTATACATTCTTGGAGTTGCGGCGGGCATAGCACTATTGATTGCAGCAGTTGTCGCCATCGGTACCGGCGTGCAATCGCTGCGTGCATACTCGCGTACACGTCCCGAGAGGCCGAGGTTTGATGTTGTAATCAAGGAGCCCAGGGCTCCGCGTGAGCCTGGTCGCATTAGCAAGTTCTTCTCCGGCGTTGCCGACTTCCTCGTCCTTGCCGCCCAGATTGCAAGGGTAAAGAAGTGGAAGATTTGTCCCATCGTTACCGTTCCCAAGGAGTCGATAGATGCGTAAGCGTACTGCCGCCATCGCGGCGGCACTCGTGCTTGTTCTTAGTGCTTGCGGTGCTCCCGCCGATGAACCAAATAAGAACGGGGAGGTAGGAGAGGGCATCAGTATCATCAATGTAAATACCCCCGGAGGTAGTGTGGAGTGCATCACCTACAAGGATTACAATGCCGGTGGCATCAGTTGTAACTGGGATAATGTAGGAAGGACACCATGAAGTCAACAGAAGAAACAAGAGCGCTCGCACAGGAAGTGCTTGACTATATTCATGCTCACCCAGAACAGCACGACCAGGGTTCGACTGGTATGTGTGGGACGACCATGTGCATCGCAGGAACCGCTGCATTTCTTGAGTGGGGAGTCAATGCGGAGAGGGTGGTATACGATGAATATGGTGGTATGACCGAGGCATGTGGACCGCTGTTAGGTCTAGAGCCCGATGAGGCAGAGTTCCTATTCTTCGAAATGATGGACGAGGAAGGCGCGGTACAATTGCTTAAGCAGGTCATCGTTGGGGAGCCCCTAAGCATTCCATCAGATTACTACAGTGGAGACAGCGGATGAAGTCAACAAAGGCAACACGCCTGCTTGCACGGCAGGTGCTGGAATTCATCAAGCAGAACCCAGATATCCATGAACAGGATGATTACATTGTTGAGTCTGAGGGTCAGGGATTCTGTGGCACCAAGATGTGTATTGCAGGCACCGCCGCGTTTCTTGTGAATGGCTGTAATCCACGTGCCGCTCTTCAGGCGAAGAGGAAGAGCGGCACGTCCTGGGATGAGTACGTGGGACCAATGTTGGGTCTGGACCTCTATGAGGCCTCCTATCTGTTTGATGAGTTGGATGAAAAGACGGCCATTAAGCGCCTGAAGAGGGTTGCCAAGGGAAAGCCTGTTTACAAGACTTGACGCACAGTCATTGTCTGTGGTATGATTGTAACATCGGGTCAGAGCGGGGAACCGCAGCAGCCTACTTGCCGGGTAAGAAGTTTCTTGCAATGCTTCGCCTTACCCGGCTCCATTCCCCATTAGTGTAATTGGTAGCACGACTGGTTCTGGTCCAGTTAATCCAAGTTCGAATCTTGGATGGGGAGCGTGAAAAAGGTAACGTTAGACGACATTCTCAACGATACCGTTCCAGACCAACCAGAGTCCCGCTATGGCGACTTGGGGGTTTGGAATAGCGAACCGGGCGGTACCGTCGTGGATTCGTTTACAGAGAATGGAATTGCTTATGTGTGGGTTGAGTTCAAAGCCTCCCCCGGTGAGCGCTACTTGTATTTAAGGGATAAATGACAAGCAATAGTGTAGAACTAAAGATGACCTACAACCCCGAGAAGGGTGAGGTCGAAACCCTGGTGGACGGCGAGGTACTGATTTCATCCGGTAAAGAAGAATTCCAGTCATGGGTAACCTATGCCAATGAACAGAATCAGCCGACCGAGGAAGAAAGAGCCCGTGCCGAACTAGAGGCAAACCTTGAGGCGGCTCGTGCAGAGATTGAAGACCTTAAGCGTGAAAAGGAAGCGACACCTGTTGTTGAAGAAACTCCTGAAAGCAGCCCTAGTGCAGAAGGTGCTGAGCCTAGTGGTGAATGAGTACAAAGAGTACAAGCGCTATAGGTCCCAGAAGCCTCCATACAAGTACGGTGACTAACTCGTGTTCTGATTGCGGATACTGCCCGGAACACGGGGTTGATTGGTGCGGTCCTGGCGACTGTTATGTGTGCGAAAAAGACAATAATGACCTATTAGACCAGTTCGATGACCAGGCTTGACAGGTCCCGCAGTAGTGTGGTAGACTTGTAGTAGTTGTGGAGAAGTGTTGCCCTAGGGTCCTTCTCCAACATTTACCGGTAGTATAAGTTAGTGCGCCCCTCTAAATGGGGAGGTAGGGTGTCGAATCCCTCCGGTGAACCAAGTGTCGTAGCCAACGGATAGGCGACTCGGCTCCAACCCGAGTAAAAAGTGGGTTCAACTCCTACACGGCGCGCAATAGATTCCAAATTGACAAAAGGTTTGGAATCCTGTACAATGGTACTATGGATACCAAATATTGCAAGCGCTGTGACCAGACGCTTTCAATTTCTTTCTTTACCCCGTCCAAAGGTCGCTATGACGGGTTGCAAGCCTATTGTCGAGAATGTATGAAAAAATATAGACTTGAACATTACCAGGCTAATAAAAAACAATATTATGACCGAAACGATAAGGCTAAGGCTCGTGCTAGAGAATACGTATTGGAATTAAAAAACAATACTCCCTGTGCTGATTGTGGGGTCGTCTACAAAGACGAACCGTGGCTCATTGATTTTGACCACCTTCCTGAGTTTACGAAGGTTCGAAGTATATCTCAATGGGTAAACGGATACGGGTTGACGCAAAGCCTGCGTGATGAGATAGCAAAATGTGAAT